ACTAAAGCATTAGCTCGTGCTATGTCTTACACAAAACAAGTTAAAGCTGCTAACGTTTTAAACAACGGCTTTGACGGTACTAACTACCCAGGTGGTGACAACAAAGCATTATTTGCTACAGATCACCCATTAGTAAATGGTGGCACAAACAGCAACACTCAAGCAGTGGCTGCTGACTTAAACGAAACTTCATTAGAAAACGCAGTTATTCAGTTAGCTGGTTGGACAGATGAAAGAGGTTTATTAATTGCTGCTAAACCACGTAAGTTAGTAATTCCACCAGCATTGCAATTCGTTGCTACTCGTTTATTAGAAACTGACCAAAGAGTTGGTACTGCTGATAACGATACTAACGCATTACGATCAAACGGTGCGATTCCAGAAGGATACACAGTTAATCATTTCTTAACTGATACTGATGCATACTTCTTAACAACCGACGTACCTAACGGTATGAAACACTTCGAGCGTACAGCATTGACAACATCTATGGATGGTGACTTTGACACAGGTAACGTACGTTACAAAGCTCGTGAGCGTTACTCATTCGGTTGGTCAGATCCCCTCGGTATGTGGGGCTCACAAGGTGCTTAATTAATTAAGTACTTTCTCTCCTCGAGAACCCAGCTTCGGCTGGGTTTTCTTTTATCTATAACTAATGGTTTTCTTGATGGTAAATCTTTGAAGTAAGAGCATAATTCACTTATCAGCTATGCTGAAATCTAATTTAAGGAGAATCATTATGTGGACAACACCATCAGCAACAGAAATGAGATTTGGTTTTGAAGTAACAATGTACGTATGCAATAAGTAATTTTTAAATCAGGTTCGCGAACGAGGGGCTATAAAGCCCCTTTTTTGTTGTATAATATCTATAAATAGCGTATGATTTAATTATCTGGGAACATCCAGCTTATCAGACTGCCCCAGCAGACGCATACACGACGGATAAGCTTAACTTTGTATGGAGACACACTAATGGCAACAACAACCTTTACAGGCCCAGTTGTATCTAACAACGGGTTCACATCTACAGCAATCGCATTTGACGATTTGCCTACCGCTTCAGAAAGCACAGGACAAGTAATTTTTTGTAATGATGCATTAAAAGCTTCTGAAACAGCTGGTAACGGTACAGGTAACTTAGTATTTTCAGACGGTTCTAACTGGATCCGCGTTGATACCGGTGCTACAGCAGCTAAGTAATAGGAGATCATAATGCAATCTGATATAAAAGCAGCAGTCTTCGTTGCAGCAGATTCTCCTGATACCGTTGTTAATCATAGAGCTCGTTTAAGAGGTATGAGTTATATTTCCTCGGCTACAGCAGGTTCTATTGTATTTAAAGACGGCGCGTCAGGTGCTACATTGTTAGAGCTAAAAACTCCAGCAGGTGTAGGACAATCTGACGTGATTATTCCTGACCAAGGCATTTTATTTTCTAATCAAATTTACTGCACACTAACTAATGTTACAGCAGTAACGGTATTCCATAGTTAATATGGAAGACGAGCCTAAAGAAACTGTTCCTTGCCCTGACAAAGAATGTCAGAAGAAATGGTTTGAGGCTTTAGGAGATTGTGTTTAATGGCAACGACTAAAAAGAAAAAAGGTATGGGAATCAAAACTTCTGTAAAGTCGGGCAACTTTCGTCCGACTAAGCAGGGTGCGGGTATGACTAAGAAAGGTGTTGCAGCCTATCGCAAAGCCAACCCAGGTTCTAAATTAAAAACAGCAGTAACGGGTACAGTCAAGAAAGGTTCTAAAGATGCTAAGAGACGTAAGTCATTCTGTGCTAGATCAGCAGGGCAGATGAAAGATTTTCCAAAAGCAGCTAAAGATCCTAACTCAAGACTACGTCAAGCAAGGCGGAGATGGAAATGTTAACAAAGGTAATGAATCATATGGATGAATCAACAAAACACGCAGTAGACGCAGCATCGGTATTCACAGCAGTAGGTTCAGTCCTAGCTTGGTTACCGGCGATAGCGGCGTTATTTACAATCGTTTGGACAGGTATTCGTATTTACGAAACTAAAACTGTTCAGAAATGGTTAAAAAAAGATGCCTCCAAAGAGTAAGAAACAAGAAAGATTTATGCAAGCTGTGGCTAATAACCCTAAGTTTGCAAAGAAAGTGGGTGTACCTACGAAAGTAGGAAAAGAATTTACTAAGGAGACTAAAGTGAAGAAGTATAGAGAAGGCGGTATGTCAGAAGAAGACAAAAAAATGTTTGGTGAAAAAGAAACAGATTTACCCCCACCAGAAGGATTTAAAAAGTCTGATGATAAAAAACCTGTACCTGCTGATAAAAAAGATAGCTTAGGTAAATTACCTAAAGATGTTCGTAACAAAATGGGCTACATGAAAAAAGGTGGTAAAGTTGGTAAGGGCATGACTAAAAATAATTATAAAAAAGGTGGCAAAGTTTCATCTTGCTCTAAACGTGCAGATGGCTGTGCTGTTAAAGGTAAAACAAAAGGACGTATGGTTTAAGGAGACTATTATGGCTGGATGCGGTAAAAAAATGAAAAAAGGCGGTTCAGTAGATAAAGACTTTGAAAAGTATGTATCTAAAAAAGTAGCTGAAGATAATAAAAAAGAAGGTTGGAAAGCTAAATCAAAAGAAGCAAGAGACTATGATGAGATAGCAGGTAAACCAGAAAAACCAGGTTGGAAAGCTAAATCAAAAGAAGCAAGAGAACTTGATGAAATGACTAAAGACATGAAAAAAGGTGGCAAAGTCAAAAAAGGTTATCATAAAATGCCAGACGGTAAAATGATGAAAGACTCTGCTCACAAAGGCATGAAAAAAGGCGGTATGGTTAAACGTGATGGTTGTGCAGTGCGCGGTAAAACAAAGGGTCGCATGGTATGATGAAGTGTCGCGGTATGGGCAAAGCGATGAAACCAGTTGCTATGAAAAAAGGCGGCTCGGTTAAAGATGCTTGTTACAGAAAAGTAAAAGCTCAATACAAAGTTTTCCCTAGCGCATATGCATCAGGTGCTATAGCTAAATGTAGAAAAAACAAAGGTAAATAATGGCAGTCAGAAAGACAGCTAAAGGTGCCGCACTAAAACGCTGGTTCAAAGAAGAATGGAAAGATGTCAGAACCGGCAAAGCATGTGGCAGAAAGAAAGGAGAATCTCGTGGTACTCCTTATTGCAGACCTAGTAAAAGAGTGTCTAGCAAAACTCCTAAAACATCAGGAGAAATGACTGCAGCTGAGAAGGAGTCAAGAATATCTCAGAAGAAAAGTTTGGGACAACCAGCAGGTAAACCACGACGAGTTGCTCCATTAAAACGTAGGAAAACAACAAGGAAGAAATAAATGGCTACATCAGGAACAGCAACATTTAATTTAGACTTAAATAATATAGTCGAAGAAGCGTTTGAGAGATGCGGTCAAGAACTTCGTACAGGATACGATTTAAGAACTGCAAGACGCAGTTTAAATTTATTGACTGCAGAATGGGCAAATAGAGGTATTAATCTTTGGACTATTGATGAAGGATCAGTATCGTTAACTTCAGGCACAAACAACTACAACCTTCCAGCTGATACAATTGATTTGATTGAACAAGTCGTTAGAACAGGTACAGGACAGAACCAACAAGACATTAATATTACGAGAATCTCTGCTCCTACTTGGGGAACTATACCAAACAAGAATGCAACAGGTCGACCAATCCAAGTATGGATAAATAGACAAGCAAGTCAACCTCAAATTAATGTATGGCCTGCTCCTGATAACAACACATATACCTTTGTTTATTGGAGACTAAAAAGAATTGAGGACGCAGGGAACGGCGTTAATACTCAAGACATTCCATTTAGATTCTTACCTTGTTTGGTTGCAGGGCTAGCTTTTTATTTAAGTATGAAGTTACCAGGTGCTGAAATGAGAACACAAATGCTTAAACAAGAATATGAAGAACAATGGGCATTAGCTTCAACAGAGGATAGAGAAAAAGCCGATTTAAGACTTGCACCCCGTCGGCAATATTTATAAGGAAACGCTATGGGACGAAAATATACGTCTGGTAAACATGCCATAGCAGAATGTGATCGTTGTGGTTTTCAATATAAGTTAAAAGAACTAAAAGACTTATTTATAAAAACTACAGAAACAAATATTAAAGTCTGCAAAGAATGTTGGGAACCAGACCATCCACAGAACATGCAAGGTATGTATCCTGTTGATGACCCACAGGCAGTAGAAGATCCAAGACCAGATAGAAACTTGGAGGAACAAAGAGATTATCAATATGGTTGGAATCCTGTCGGGTTAAATAACCCACTTGGAATACCAGACATAGAAGATGATTTGGAAGGTACCGGACAGGTTGGCACGGTTACTGTAACAACAACTTAGGAGTATAATAATGAACAAAGATAGAAAAGGCTGTAACCACACTTACAAGCAACCAGAAATGGTAGCAGTGCCTAAAACAGGCGGATACCCTGAAACAGGTGTTAAAACTGCAGGTGTAGAAACACGTGGTAATGGCGCAGCTATAAAAGGTACAAAAGCACGCGGCCCAATGGCATAAGGATAAACCATGGCAATGACATACTCAGAATTAGTAGCAGCTATCAATTCGTATAGTGAGAATTCGTTTGATACAACGGATATAAATACATTTATTGAACAAGCTGAACAACGTATATTTAACACAGTTCAATTGCCTGACTTACGACGTAACCAAGTTGGTAATACGACATCAGGAAATAAATATTTAACTACTCCTAGTGATTGGTTAGCAACGTATAGCTTAGCTGTTATTGATAGTAACAATGAATACACTTATTTATTAAATAAAGATGTTAACTTTATTAGAGAGTCTTTTCCAGATACAGACTCAGCGTTTTATGGAAAGCCACAATATTATGGAATATGGGATGACAATACTTTCATTTTGGGTCCTACGCCCGATCAGAACTATACTGTTGAGTTGCATTATTTTTATTATCCTACCTCTATTGTTACAGCTGGTACTAGTTGGTTGGGTGATAACTTTGATACTGCTTTATTCTATGGAAGTTTGTTGGAAGCAGCTACGTATCTAAAAGCAGAACCAGATGTAATTGCAAATTACACACAGCGTTATACAGAGGCCTTATCTATGTTAAAACAACTAGGTGATGGTAAAGATAGACGAGATGCTTACAGAAGTGGGCAGGCAAGGTATGAAGTACAATGATTGATAACCAAGGAAATATATTAGAAGGTGATGTAGAAGTCTTAACAACACAAGGACGAGGATTTACACCTGAAGAAATTGCAGATCGTGCGTTAGCAAAAATTATGTATGTCAGTAAAGATGCTAACCCATTAATAAGAGATCAAGCAGAAGCATTTAAGGAGAGCATTCGAGGTGTTATCGAGTTCTACTTAAAACAGGCGGTACAATCCGACCGCACAACATTGGCGAATAGAATGCGTGAAGCAGGACATTCAGATTTAATTAAATTATTGGAGATATAATATGGCAATTACTCAAGCTATGGCTACAAGCTTTAAAGTAGATTTGCTAAATGGTATCCACGCTTTTGGTACAACAGTTACAAGAGGTAGTACTAATGCGGATACATTTTACATTGCGTTGTATACATCATCAGCAACATTAAATGATACAACCACAGCATATACAGTAACAAACGAAGTATCAGGTACAGGATATTCAGCAGGGGGTAACTCACTGACTGTGTCTCAAACACCTACATCAACTTCAACTACAGCATGGTTAGATTTTGCAGATTCAACATGGTCATCATCAACCATTACTGCAGCTGGAGCTTTAATTTATAACAGCACTAATTCAAATAAAGCTGTAGCAGTACTAGATTTTGGCGGAGATAAAACATCAACTAACGGGGACTTCACAATTGTATTCCCGACAGCTGATTCAACCAGTGCTATTATTCGTATAGCCTAATAGGAGGCTAGAATGGCTCTTGTTTTAAAAGACAGAGTAAAAGAACAGACCGCCACGACTGGTACCGGTACCGTTACGCTCGCAGGAGCAGTTACTGACTTTGATAGCTTTTCGGTTATAGGTGATGGTAACACGACTTACTATACTATTACATTGCCAGAAGGTGATGAGTGGGAAGTAGGTCTTGGTACATACACTGCGTCTGGCACTACTTTATCTAGGGATACAATACTTGCTTCTTCTAACTCTGGAAGTGCAGTTAACTTTTCAGCAGGGAATAAGGATGTATTTGTAGTCTATCCTGCAGGTAAATCCGTTTATGAAGATGCATCAGGAAATGTCACAGCGGGTGGTTCTATTACGGGCGAAGAGATGGTCGCCTCAAATGGAGTGTTTGTTAATAATAAAACCATCTCAGTAGATTACACAGTACCTTCAGGGTATAACGCTACAAGCACCGGACCTGTGACTGTTTCAGCGGGCACAGCATTTACAGTCCCGTCAGGATCGAGATGGTTGGTGCTCTAAATGTTATTTTCTGAAAGTCCTTTTTCCAGTACCCCGTTTTCAGCGCAAGGGGGCGCAGCGGGTAATGTAGAAGTTGCTGTTACAGGTGTTCAGGGTAATACCCAACTAGGCAACGAAACTATAATTGGAAAAGCTGTTGTCAATGTAGTAGGTGTACAAGCAACAGGACAATTAGGAAATGAAGTTGTTACTGCAGATGCAAATGTAAATGTAACAGGCGTATCGGCTACAGGAGTTGTAGAAAGTGTAACCGTTGCAATTAATCAAAGCATAGATGTTACTGGACTAGAAGCAACTACAACGTTAGAAAGCGTAAGCTTAATAACAAACAATAATATAAGTGTTACAGGCCTAGAAGCTACAACACAACTAGGCGATGAAGAAGTACAAGCAGACGCAAATGTAGATGTAACAGGAGTATCTGCTACAACAGTATTAGAATCTGTAACAATAGAAGCAGATGCTAACGTTAATTTAACAGGATTAGTAGCAACTACAACGCTAGAATCTGTTACTGTAATAGAAGGTACAGGAATTAGTGTTAGTGTTACAGGTGTTGTAGGCACAACACAGCTTGGTGATGAAACTGTAACAGCAGATGCTAATGTAGTTGTTACAGGAGTGTTTGGTACTACACAACTTGGTGATGAAACTGTTACCGCAGATGCAAATGTAGTTGTTACAGGGGTTACAGGTACAACAGTATTAGAGTCTGTAACAGTAGAAGCAGATGCGAATGCCGAAGTAACAGGACTACAAATAACAGGACAAGTTGGCACTGTAACAGTTATAGAAGGACGAGGTGTATTAGTTGATATTACTGGGTTCCTTTTAACAGCAAGTACAAGCAATGTATTAGTATGGAGTGATATAGATGATGGACAGACTCCAGGATGGGTAGATATAAACGATTCACAAACTAATAGTTGGAGTGATGTAAATGAAGCACAATCACCTAACTGGACGGAGATAGCGGCATGATAAAAGTAGAAGCAAAAAAATTAGAAGATGGTCGAATAGAATGTACCTACGAAGTTGGTCTTGAATGCGTTAATTGTGGTATGACCGTTGATGCAGAAGAATACACTTCAGGCACATGCTCTGATTGTGGTGAAGCATGGGACGAAAAACGCCATACAGCTATTCACGTGACAAGTATTCCAATGCAAGGACAATCGAGTTAAAATAACATAAATTCAAGGATTTATTATGGCAAGTACGTATTCAGATTTAAAAATAGAACTCATAGGTACAGGTGAACAATCTGGTACATGGGGTACAACGACAAATACTAACTTAGGCACAGCAATAGAAGAAGCTATTACAGGTTCTGTTGATATTAGTTTTACAAGTGCCGATGTTACTTTAACTCTTACCGATACTAACACAACACAATCGGCTCGTAATTTAAGACTTAATCTAACAGGCACATCAGGCGGTGCTCGAGTATTAACCGTTCCAGCTATTGAAAAGCAATATATAATTAATAATGGTTTAGCTGATGCTGTTACTGTCACTCCATCAGGAGGTACCGGTATTGCTGTTCCTGCAGGCAAAACTATGGTGCTCTTTAATGATGGCACTGATATGCAACAAGTTACAACGCACGCAAGTAGTTTAACTTTAGGCACTGATTTAGCTATTGCTGATGGCGGTACTGGCGCTTCTGATTCGTCTACTGCAAGAACTAATTTAGGTTTAGGCTCAATGGCAGTTCAAAATGCAACTGCAATCAACGTATCTGGCGGTACTATTGTAGGTATTACAGATTTAACAATTGCTGATGGTGGTACTGGTGCTTCTACTGCATCAGATGCTAGAACTAATCTAGGCGTTGCTATTGGTACAGATGTGCAAGCGTATGATGCTGACCTTCAAGCTATCTCTAACCTAGCTAAAACAGATGGTAATATTATTGTTGGAAATGGTACTACATGGGTAGCTGAGTCTGGAGCAACAGCAAGAACATCATTAGGATTAGGATCATTAGCTACATTAAATGAAGTCAATGCTGCAACAATAGCAGATAACTCAGTTGGTGCCGATGAATTAAATGTTAGTGGTGATGGTACTTCAGGGCAAGCTTTGTTGTCTGATGGTGATGGAACATTTAGCTGGGGATCAGCAGGGATTGTTTCAGAAACTACAGGTTCTGCTCCTTATTATGGTGCTAGAGCATGGGCATCAATTAATGAGCCATCTGCTGTATTACAAAGTAGCGCTAATATTTCATCATTAACAGATAATGGCACAGGAGATTTTACTTTAACATTTACAACAGCAATGCCTGACACTAATTATTCAGTTGTATTTGGTTCAAGTGTATATCAACAAAACCAAGTTCATGTTACAACTTTGGATAATTCTTCTGCTAGAGCAACAGGTAGTGTTAGAATTCAAAGTTATTATATTGCAGGTGGTGGTGACACTGTTACCATTGCAGGTGATTTTAATCCAGTTGGCGTAGCAATTTTTAGATAAGGAAAAAATATGGAAAAAAGAATCGTATATAACAATGATGAAGGCGGAATTAGTATTATTATTCCAACAGCAGAATGGTTAGCAGAACATACAATAGAAGAATTAGCTGCTAAAGATGTACCAGCAGGTAAAGATTATCATATTGTAGATGTATCAGAAATACCATCTGATAGAACTTTTAGAAACGCATGGGAGTGGGCATAATGGCTATACAAGTAAATATTAATAAAGCAAAAGACATTACTAAAGATAGACTTCGTGTTGAAAGAGCACCTAAACTAGAAGCATTAGATGTTGCTTTTCAAAGAGCATTAGAAGCAGGCGCTGATACTTCTGACATTGTTACTAAAAAACAGGCATTAAGAGATGCTCCAGCTCAAGTAGATTCAATGACAACAGTAGAACAATTAAAGGCAGCGACACTACCAGACGTAGGAGTCTAATTAATGGCAATTAATATAAATGCAAAGACAACCGGAGTCGGAGGTCTAGAAACCTCGGCTGATAACTCAGGCAATATTAATATTCAGTCTGGTGGTACTACTGTAATGAGCGTTACTTCAAGTGGCGTTGCTGTCACCGGGTCTTTCTCTCAAAACGGCGCAGTCTACTCAACCCAACCAAGTTTTAGAAACTTAATCATCAATGGTGATATGAGGATTGCACAGAGGGGGGCATCTACATCGAGTATTACAACATCAGGATATTATACTGTTGATAGATATAGACAATTATTAGCATCTGGTGGGACTTGGACACAATCACAAGATACAGATGTTCCAAGTGGACAAGGTTTTGCCACTAGTTTAAAAATGGATTGCACAACAGCCAATGCTAGTTTAAGTGCTGGTTCTAATGCAGCAATAGTTACTAGGCTTGAAGGACAAAACTTACAACATCTTAAAAAAGGCACAGCTTCTGCTGAAAGTTTAACTTTAAGTTTTTGGGTAAAAGCAAATAAAACTGGAACACTTACAGCAAGTTTATTTGATAGTGATAACACTAGATGGATTTCTAAATCTTATACTATTGATGTTGCTGACACTTGGGAGCAGAAAACTATTACTTTTGCTGGCGATACAACAGGTGCATTTGATAATGATAATGCCGCATCATTACATTTGTATATGTGGTTATTGGCAGGCACAGACTATACTTCAGGTACATTAGCAACAAGTTGGGAATCTTATATCCCAGCTAATGCTGTTGCTTCATCTCAAGTCAACCTAGCAGACTCCACTTCAAATTATATTAATATCACAGGCGTTCAGTTAGAAGTAGGCTCAACCGCGACAGACTTCGAGAACTTACCTTATGATGTACAGTTAGCAAGATGTCAGAGGTATTTCCAAAGATTGCCAGAAAATGTAGAATATTTAACTAGCTTTTATTTTGATAATACAAGTAGATATTGTACTACTGTGTATTTTCCTGTAGTAATGAGAACATCAACTCAAACTATTGAATATGGTACAGCAGAATATAGAAATGGCTCTACATATACAAATGGAACTTATCTAAATAATTCAAGAAGAAACAATTTAATAACTATTAGAATTACTTGTCCATCAGCACCTGATTCTGGTGGATATGCTTTAGGATTAAAATTAGTTGGTACTTGGACATTAGATGCGGAGTTATAAATGAATATTCAATTAGCAAAATTAGTAAAATCAGATAATAATCTAACACAAGCAGATTTAGTAAATGTTACTTTAACTGATGGAACAACATTGAGTATTCCATTAGAAGAATCTAATCGTCACTACCATGAATACCTAGAATGGTTAGCAGAAGGTAATACACCAGAGGAGGCTGATTAATGGCTGATATTATTGTTGCTGGTAACACCAGCGGAACCGTAACCTTATCTGCACCTGATGTTGCAGGGTCTACCACAATCAACTTACCCTCAACCAGTGGGAACTTAGTCGTAGCAAAAGCAGGCGGGGTTTTATACGAAAACACAACAACGATCAGTGCAGACTACACTTTATCAACTGGGCAAAACGCAATGAGTGTCGGGCCTATAACAATAGATCCGAGTGTGACGGTGACTATACCCACGGGACAACGTTGGGTCGTGCTATAATTTAGAGAAAAAGGTTAGATATGCCAAATAGAATAAAAGCAGACAGTGCAAGTGGATTACAGCTTATATCTGATTCATCAGACGAAATACAAATACAGTCTGGGTCAGATACTGTTGCTATAATAAATAGTAGTGGAATTACAATGGGCAGTGGTAAAGCTATATCTGGTGCTGGTGCTGGCGGTAAAATATTACAAGTAGTGTCTACAACATTAGATACAAGATTTAGTCAATCTATTTCTGCTAATACAAATACTGCTATTACTAACTTTGAAGTATCAATTACTCCATCGTCTACATCTAGTAAAATATTATTAACGTCATCATGGATGGGTGAATTTGGAAATTCTGATGCTATATATAGTACAATGTGGTTTTTTTATAGAGACTCAACTAAACTAGGTCATGCTCAAACAGGCTCTCGTAGTTGTGGTATTCAAACTGCAGCATTAAGTTATTGGCTTAATAATGCTTCCTCAACTCCTGAATCAATGTATATGCAGTATATTGATTCACCATCTACTACTAGTGCTATAACATACAAAGTTGGATTGTATGGTGATAGGGCACACACACTATGGACAAATGGCACTGTTACTGACCAAAACAATTCTTCTTATGAAAGAGGTTTATCAAGTATTATTGCTATGGAGATTGCTGGATAATGAACATACATGACGAAATAAAAAAGATACACACTAATGTATCAACTGTAATTTATAATAATGATGGTAGTTATACTTTATTAGATGAAAACGGTAATACTATTACACCAGATACAGATGCAATTAATGCAAAACAAATAGAAGTTAATAATGCATATCAAGCAACACAATATCAAAGAGACAGAGCATTAGAATATCCTGATTTTAAAGAATACCTAGACGGCATCGTAAAAGGTGACCAAGCTCAAATAGATAAATACATAGCAGACTGCCAAGCAGTAAAAGCGAAGTATCCTAAACCGGAGTAATACATGAGTAGCATAGTAATCAAAGGAAACACATCAGGCCAAGTTGAAATCGCCGCACCCGACGTCGCAGGCTCAACCACGCTGACTTTACCGACTGGGAATGGAACGGTTATAACGACAAATAACATAGATTCAAATCCCCCAGCGGCACTTTCTACAGCTAGTGGCTCTGCTCCATCTTATTCTGCTCGTGCATGGGTAAACTTTAATGGCACAGGTACAGTAGCTATTCGTGCTAGTGGGAATGTATCAAGTATTACTGATAATGGCACTGGCAATTATGATGTAAATTTTACAACTGCTATGGCAGATACTAATTATGCAACAGTTTCAACTTGTGCTGGATTAACTGGAATGGCAACAAATAGGGATATATGGCTTCAAGCAGAATCTGAAGCAACTAACCATACTACAATAAATTCTTATTACAGGACTAGCCAAGTAGATGTAGCACATTGTTATGTTGCAATATTTAGATAAGGAAAAATTATGAATAAAAGAATTAAAAGGAGCTACATGTGAGCCTTCAGCTTAACGGAACAGACGGTGTAACATTTAATGATGGCTCAGAGCAGTGGGCCGCCGCGTCTCCTATTGGAACAAAGAACCTCATCATCAATGGTGATATGAGGATAGCACAGAGGGGAACTTCACAAGCTAGTATTACAACATCAGGATATTATACTGTTGATAGATTTTTACTTACTGGTGGGAATTCTGCTGGAACATGGACACAAACACAATCAACTGATGTGCCAACTGGACAAGGATTTGCTAATAGTTTAAAGATGCAATGTACAACAGCAAATGCAAGTTTAGGTTCTACTGCTTTCTTTTTTATAAGGCAAAGAATAGAAGCACAAAACCTTCAACATATTAAAAAAGGCACATCTAGTGCAGAAAGTTTAACATATTCTTTTTGGGTAAAGTCTAACAAAACTGGAACTTATATTGCAGAAATATTTGATGACGATAATGTAAGACAAATTTCAAAATCATATACTATTGATACAGCAGATACTTGGGAAAAAAAGACTATAACATTTGTTGGAGATACTTCTGGAGTATTACCAAATGATAATGGTTCTGGATTTAGTGTAGGAATGTGGTTAGTTGCTGGTAGTGATTATACTTCTAATGGAACTTTAAATACGTCATGGGCATCAACAAATGTTCCTCAAAGAGCAGTAGGACAAGTCAACCTAGCAGACTCTACTTCTAACTACATTAACATCACAGGTGTACAACTAGAAGTAGGTGACACAGCTACACCATTTGAAGTTATGCCATACGATATGCAGTTAGCAAGATGTCAGAGGTATTATTATAAATTAGCAAATGATTCTGGTGCAGCTACGGCGTGCTTATTTGGAAATGGCTCAATTCAATCATCAACCCAATTAGCAGGCTCTATAAAATTTACCACTCAAATGAGAATACCTCCAACAAGTATGGAAACGACTGGAACAGCATCTGACTATAGAATATGGTATGCAGGCAATGCTGCTCAAAATTGTACTAGTCTTCCCTTATTAAGTGGTGTAACTAGTTGGGGAGGTAGAATATATTTTACTGTTAGTGGTGGACTAACTAGTGGTCAAGCTGGACATTTTCGTTCTACTACTACTGATGCTTATCTTGCTTGGAGTGCAGAATTATGAGATATATAAAAATAGCTAAAGTCGATGTAGATGATATACAGATGTATCAACAAATAGATGATAATGGTAATAAAAATATACAGTGTACAGAAGAATATGAACAGTTTAAAGAATGGTTAGCAGAAGGTAATACACCAGAGGAGGCAGAATGAGCGTAACAATTAATGGCATTGGTTTTGTAGAAAACAGTAATACGATTTCAGATAGTTATACTATTGCTGCGAATACAAACGCATTAACGGCAGGCCCCATAACAGTAGCAGATGGGACTATAATAACAATAAGCACAGACGCAACATGGACGATTGTATAAGATGAGTACAGTAAAAACAGTTAAATACCAGGTAGGCACTGACGGAACGTCAACCAACAACTTTACTATATATCAGCCTGATCCGCCAGACGGAAGTATAAGAATAGGTGTCGGTAATGCCGATGCCCCTACTGATGTAATGACTGTAAATAGTAGTGGTATTACAATGGCAAGCGGTAAGACAATACCTGCATCAGCGTTGACTGGCACATTACCAGCGATTGATGGTTCTGCTTTAACAGGCATATCTTCTTATTCAGATTCTGATGCTTTGTCATTATTTAATGCTAGTGGTCCTGCTCCTGTATATGCTTGTCGTGCATGGGTATCATTTAATGGCGGAACATCACCAGCAGCAGGAACTATTCAAGGTTCAGGTAATGTTTCATCAGTAACTGACAATGCAACAGGACAAGCAACAATTAATTTTACATCAGCGATGCCTAATGCAGATTATGCAGTTGCAGGAATATGCACAGGATATTCTAACTACAACAGCACATTAATGGTGCTTGCCAGTGCTGATGGAAGTGGTAATCAACAACCAACTACAAAAACAACATCAGCAGTTAAAGTTAATTTTGGACACAGTAATACTGTTACTAATCAGCACGTTGGATACTTAACTGTAGCAATATTTGGATAAGGAAAAATTATGGCAATTAAAATATACGGAACAGGTTCACTTACAGACACAGACGTTACTGTCGATCAGGACTTAGTCATTGGGGGTACAGCGTATTCACCTGACCTGACTTTAACTGACCAAGCTACAATTAGTTGGGACACTTCAACAGGACAAGTAGCCACAGTCACACTAGGTGGAAATCGTACGGTAGCTGCGCCAACTAATCTACTTAATGGTGGATTCTACGCTATGCAAATTATTCAAGACGGCACGGGTTCACGTACACTATCCTGGAATGCTATATTTAAATTTACTGGTGGCGTTGCTCCTACATTGTCAACTGCAGCAAACGCAAAAGACTTTATTACATTCCGTAGCGATGGGACTAACTTATACGAACAAGGTCGTTCACTAGGAGTTGCATAGTGCTACCTATTGGCATCGGCGGAAACACTTTACCTGGATACTATCTAGAATCTAGTCTACGCTTTCGTTCAAGTGCTACTGCTTATTTAAGTAGAACACCTACCACAGCAGGTAATCGTAAGACTTGGACTTGGAGCGGATGGGTTAAGCGTGGAAAAATTACAGCAGGGCAATGGCTTTTTGGAGCAGGACCAGTTGGCACTGATTTTGAATTAATTCGTTTTGGCTCTGGTGGTGCTGCAAACGATTATTTAGAATATGTAAGAGTTGTTGGAGGTGCTGTTAATGCACAAAAAGTATCTAATCAAGTATTTAGAGATACCTCTGCTTGGTATCATATTGTTGTAGTTGAAGATGCTGCAAACACTGTTGCAAGAATTTATGTCAATGGTTCTGAAATAAGTTATTCAACAAACACTAACCCTACGAATGTAAATGGAGCAATTAATAATACTGTACCTCATGAAATTGGAAGATATGTAGGTTCAGCAGCTGCACAATTTGACGGCTACATGACAGAAGTCAACTTCGTAGACGGACAAGCATTAACACCATCAGACTTCGGTGAATACGATACAACAACTGGTGTATGGAAACCTAAAGAATACACAGGCACATACGGCACTAATGGTTTCTATCTACCATTTAAAGAAACACAACAAGCAACTGGATTTAATACAGTGTTGTATACAGGAACAGGTGCTACACAGTCTATATCTAATGTAGGATTTTCTCCTGATTTAGTCTGGTTAAAGTCACGCTCATCTGGCACAGACAATCACTTTGTAACTGATTCTGTTCGTGGTGCTACAAAAACTATTTATACCAATTTAACTCTTGCTGAAGGTTCTGTTGCAAATGGTTTAACATCTTTTAATAGTAATGGATTTACTATTGGCACTCAAAATCAAATAAATACAAATGGAAATAATTTTGTAGCATGGTGTTGGGATGCAGGTTCATCTACAGTCTCTAATACAGATGGAACTATTACTTCTAGTGTTCGTGCTAATCCTGCTACTGGATTCTCTGTTGTAACTTATACAGGAACAGGTGCTGTTGGAACTGTTGGTCATGGGTTAGGCATTGCTCCTAGTATGGTGATAGTTAAAAATAGAGATGTAGCTTCCGACTGGAGAGTATGGCATAGTGGATTAAGTGGAAGCAATTATTATGTATCTTTAAACTTAACCGATGCAGAAGCGACAAGTAATGGTTTATTTGGAACACATACATCAAGCATTATATCTTTACAATCAGGAACAACAGTCAATGGTAGTGGCAATGGAATGGTCGCCTACTGCTTTGCAGAAGTAGCAGGTTACTCTAAATTTGGTTCATATACTGGTAATGGTTCAACATCTGGACCAACAGTAACCACTGGATTCAGACCTGCATTTGTGTTGATTAAACGAACTGATGTTGCAGATAATTGGCATATAGTAGATAACACAAGAAGTCCAGATGGAACATTTAATGATGTGTTAAGAGCAAACTTAAGTAATGCAGAATCTGCAAATAATACTGGATTTAATATTACATATAATGATACTGGATTTACATTAGCAAATACTAATTCTGAATTAAACGCATCTGGTGGCACATACATCTACATGGCATTCGCTGATACTCGTGATGCACAGTTTAACTTTGATGCAAGTGGTAACAAGAACAACTGGACTGCTAACAACATTAACAGTAACGCATCATCTGAAACT